AATTTCTCCGGAGTGGTTAAAAGTCCTAAATTGGGATTACTAACTAGGGCGAATGTATATGTAAAGGAGGATAAACTATGAACAGTGAAATGCAAGAACATATCAAAGCACTGTTAATGTGGTTAATATCTCCTGAAGTCCTTAGTCAGATCGGTGTTTACATTGGCGTTGGTGCCTCTATCTATGGAGTAGGTATCAAAGCTTTTAAAAAGTTATGGGTTGGTCTTGAAGCTAAGCAAAATGAAGAGATTGATGGTATAAAAAATTCGATCAATGCTCTTACAGTAAGCTTTCAAGAACTTCATAGAAATCAGGAAAGGGATTTTCTTCGTTTACAGATAATCACAGGAATTCATTCTGGAAGATTATCAGAGCAAGAAATTCTTTATCTATACGATCAATACACTCAGAAAGGATACAACTCATATGTATCAAGAATTGTAAACGATTATATAGATGAACTGCGCACTTCAAATAAGGAGAATTAGAAATGACAATTGCAGTAGATGATATTATCACATTGGTAACTTTAGTTATCGTATTTGCTCCAGTAGTACTAAATCTAGTTAAGTATCTAGGAGCAGCAACACACAGTAAAGCAGTAGTTACTCTCGCTGAGCGAGCACTAATTATTGTTTCAGCTTTAGACAATATGTTAATCGAAAACACTTCTAAGAAAAAAGAAGCTTTAGATAAACTATTGTCTTACGCATCAGAAACTGGCGTTAAGCTTACATCAGAACAAGCTTCTGATTATATCGAACACGCCGTTCAAGAACTCCGCCGTCTTCAGCAATCTCAAACAAGTGAGGTGACTGATAATGGCACGGAAGAGAAGTGATGCAAAAATCTTATCTCCCGGATTAACTCCGGAAGGTATGTTAAACAAGCTCACAATTAAAGCATTTGATTTAGCAAACAAACAGCTAGACGATGGAACAATAGCACCAAGTACTTTAAACGCGTTATTGCGATTTGGTACTGCTGAGCGTGAGCTACAACTCGAAGCAATGAGATCTAATAAAAAATTATCTGATTCTAAAATCGAATTAATCGAAAGCGAAGTTAAAGGAAAGGGCGACAGCGAGGCCGTCATTGCTGCTATTCGCGGCTATGCGCCATCTGAAGAACTATAAAAATGTTTCAAAATGATTACACCCGAGAAAACTTACGTGATCTCAGCTATAAAAAACTTTTGACTTTCGATAATTTTGGTGATAGACTTAATTTCTTATCTCTCATTAATCGAGGATACAAATCTCCTAGAGAAATTTCAAACGCTTTCTACAAATCTAGAATTTGGAGAGATATGCGTGATTATATTATTGCTCGTGATTTAGGATACGACTTAGGTGTTAAAGATGTTGAAATAGAGGGACCTCCTCTAGTCCACCATATGATTCCTCTAACAGAAGAAGACATATTAGAATGGCGTGAAGACATTATCCTAAACCCAGATCTATTAATCACAACATCATATAATACACATAATATCATTCATTACGGATTTAGTAGAGTTCAATCAATGAATTATGTTGAAAGATCTCCGGGTGATACTAAATTATGGTAGGTGAACTATATGACGATTCTTAATGACATTAAGACATCTGTAGATTTCGCTTCCGAAGAAGATACAGGATATGATGATCGATTGTTATTGGAATTGGATGGAATTGTCGGTGAGCTATCTCAACTTACAAATGTCCAATTAACTTTCGAAGCTAAGAAAGATGCTACTTGGGAGTCATTGATTCCTAATAAGGATCCGAATCTTGTTCGATTGGTTAAGCAATATGTGCTTGTGTCCATTCGATTGAAGTTCGATCCGCCTGTCGGTAGCATTTTATCTTCACTAGAAAGATCCTTACAATCAACCGCTCATCGTATAATCTTACAAAATAGGGAGGGATCTAATGAATGATGTAGATCAAGATCTTCTCCATGCTATTCAAACTAATAGTTCCGATGAAATTCTCGAGCATTTCGGAATTAAAGGAATGAAATGGGGTTTTAGACGAAGTCTATCAAAATTGCCGCATTCTAAAGCGAGAATGGCTCGAAAAGAGAGTAAAGCCGCTCGTAAAGCTTGGAACATGAAGTACCATAAACGTCATTCGATGACTGAACATGATCTTCAAGCAGCAACAAGACGACTCCGTATGGAGAATGATTTCGCCGAACAAGTACGGCGTGCAAACCAAATTGCCGATACCCGTAAACCTAAGAAAGAACATGGTAAGTTTGCTAAAGATATTGGAAGATCGGTGACTAATTCAGTTATTGATACCGGTGTCAAAACTATTGTTGGAGATCTTATGAAGAACAAAACGAATAAGTATTCTCCTATAACTAATGTTACTTTAGATCAGCTCCGAAAATTGAAAGAAGAAAATCAAGGAGCTATTAATAAAGTTCGAGGTATTTGGGGCTTTTAGTTAGGGACATTTTCTTTTATGGTATTATCTAATAAAGCTTATCCGGAAGAATATATGAAGTTCAAAGAAGCAGTTCTGAGAGGTGAAATTCCGGTTAATCGCACGGTCTCTCTGGAAATGAACCGAATTGACTTCTTAATTGAGTCTCCGGATTATTACTATGACGACAAAGCGATTCAAGGGTTTATTAGATTTTGTGAAAACGAAATGACCCTTACCGATGGAGGAGATGTAACTCTCTTACCATCCTTTAGATTATGGGCCGAATGTGCCCTAGCGTGGTTTTACATTTCTGAGGATAATGTCTACAATCCAAAACTTGGAAAGTGGGAAATCCGAAAGAAATTCAAGCGACTCACAAACAGACAGTATCTTATTGTCGGACGTGGAGCCGCAAAATCACTATACTCAACATTCATGCAAGCATACATGCTACTAATTGACACTGCTACAACTCACCAAATAGTTACTGCACCAACAATGAAACAGGCTGAGGAAATTATGGGTCCATTTAGGACTGCGTTGAGTAGGGCTAAAGGTCCGCTGATTGGTTATATGACACAAGGTTCTAAAATGACCGGAAACTTAACCAAGAAGCAATTATTAGCATCTACCAAGAAGGGTGTTGAGAACTTTGCAACGAATAGCCTATTGGAGATTCGTCCAATGTCAAGAGACAAACTTCAAGGTCTTCGTTGTAAGTATGCATCTGTTGACGAATGGCTATCTGGTGAAGTCAAAGAAGATGTAATCGGGGCTATTCAACAAGGTGCAAGTAAAAACGACAATTATCTCATAATCGCTACATCTTCCGAAGGGACTGCTCGTGATGGTGTCGGCGATACTATCAAGATGGAGCTTATGGATATTTTGGAAGGTCGATATTTTAACCCTCACGTATCTATTTGGTATTATCGACTGGATGATGTACGAGAAGTTGCTAATCCCGAGTTGTGGATGAAAGCAAATCCTAATCTTGGAGCTACTGTAACTTATGAAACATATCGAGACGAAGTAGAACGCGCCGAAAATCAACCGGCAACTCGTTCAGATACTCTCGCTAAACGTTTCGGAATACCAGTTGAGGGTTATACTTACTTCTTCGTTTATGAAGAGACAATCCCGCACAGACCTCAAAACTTTGATGGCTTGGAATGCGCCCTGGGTGCTGACTTATCACAAGGTGATGACTTCTGTGCGTTCACATTTCTATTTCCTCTTGGTCATGGACGATTCGGCGTTAAAACTAGATCATATGTTTGTGAGTCTAAATTAAGAAAACTAACTTCCGCAATGCGCAATAAGTATGACGAATTGATTTCTGAGGGTACACTTGTTGTTATGCCGGGAGTTATTCTTGATATGGAACGAGTATATGATGATGTATACAACTTCGTATACCAACACAAATATACTGTTTACGCATTTGGATATGACCCGTATAATGCTAGAGAATTCGTCGAAAGATGGATTCGAGACAACGGTGAATACGGTGTAGAAAAAGTTATTCAGGGCGCTAAAACCGAATCTGTACCTATGGGAGAATTAAAGAATTTGGCTATGGAACGCATGTTAATATTTGACGAAGAATTGATGAAATTTGCAATGGGTAATACTGTTGCGATTCAGGACAACAACGGTAACTATAAGTTATCTAAACGTCGTTCTGATGAGAAAATCGATAACGTTGCTGCGTTAATCGATGCTTGGGTTGCGTATAAGCGTAACCAAGACTTATTTGGATAGAAAGGCATATTTAGTTATGGGCACTTTTACCGATGGACTAAAGCATGCTTGGTCTATGTTTAAACCTGATTCCACATCATTTGTGGAAACCGAAAAAGTATTCCAAATTCCTAATGAACCTAGGGCTTTGAATCCAAACAATTCAATCCCAACTCGAACTTTTTCTAGATCAGCAATTTCCTCCATGATTTTTAACCGTATTGCTATTGATGCATCTATGGTTAAATTTCAACATGTAAAGATTGATATGGAAAAAGAAAATCAAGTTGTTCAAAGGTCTTCTTCTCTTCAACGATTGTTTGAAGTAGAAATGAACGTGGATCAATCTAGCACAGATTTCTTCCATGATTTGGTTTATTCATTATTTGACGAAGGAGTAGTTGCTGCTGTCCCTCTGGAGGCAACAATTAATCCTATGGAGTCCGATTCGTATGACATCAAAGCTATGCGTGTCGGAAAAATAATGGAATGGTTTCCAACTAAAATCCGGGTAAAAATTTATAATGAGGCTAAGGGAGAATTCTCAGAGATAATTGTACCAAAGAAAATGTGTGCCATTATCGAGAACCCTTTGGCTAATATCCTTGGAACCGAGAATCCTACTATGACTCGTTTGATTCAAAAACTTTCGATTTTGGATAAGCAAGATTTGGAGTTGATTTCTAACAAATGGAATATCATTCTCCAACTACCTAACCCAGTTCGAAATGATATCAAGCGAAATGAAGCGAATGCTCGTATTGGGGATATTGAAGGTCAATTGAAAGACTCTAAAATGGGTATTGCATATATTGGTGCTGATGAGAAAATCACCCAGCTTAACCGACAAATCAATTCCAATCTTATGGATGAGGTTAAATACTTAACTGAAGAATTGTTAGGACAACTAGGTCTAACTAAAGCTATTTTAGATGGAACAGCTAGTGCCGATCAAATGCAAAATTACTATACTAGAACTATCGATCCTATTGTTACCAGAATTAAAGAAGAATTCCAACGTAAATTCATCACTAAAACTGGTTATACACAAGGTCATAGAATTGACACATATAGTAATCCTTTCAAACTTGTACCTACGGGTCAATTGGCAACAATTGGCGATTCATTATTGCGAAACAGAATCCTTACATCAAACGAATTTCGTGCTATTATTGGCTATGGTCCTATCGAAGATCCTATGGCCGATCAATTGTACAATCCGAACATCTCTGATGCAAGACAAGATGTTTCTATACCTGGGTCTGTCGGGTCCCCTGAAGAGGAAGCTTACTCTGATTACCCTCCTGAGTACAGCGAAGAAGATCTTCAAAATGGCGGCAAATAATAATGGAGGAAAATCATGGAATGAGCAAACATCCCGAGTATGACTTCGCGGGTTACGTAACTCGCAACGACACCCGTTGTACAGACGGTGTTATTATCCGACATGGTGCTTTTGCTGGTAATGATGGTCAAAAAGTTCCTCTGGTATGGTCTCACGATCATAGTAATCCAGACAACATTATTGGTCATGTGTTATTGCATAATGCAAACGATGGAGTTTATGGACAAGGATTCTTTAATGGTACGCCCTCAGCGCAACAGGCTAAAGAACTAGTTCAACATGGTGACATCTGGTCCATGTCTATTGGGGCTAATCGTATCAAACGTACCCCAAGTAATGACGTTATTCATGGAAATATCTATGAAGTATCTCTCGTTGTAGCTGGAGCAAATCCAGGAGCGGTTATTACCGAAGTCCTACAACACTCACAAAATCCCGAAGAAGGAGAAACAATCATTATGGAAAGTAATGAACTTATTCACTCATCACAAGATGTATTGGTAGGTCAAGAACGAATCAGCTTGTTCGACCGTATCCAACACGCGGATGAAGGAGAAGCTACTGATATTGTTGATGACGTATTGTCAACGCTAACTCCAGACCAACAAGAAGCTGTTGCTATCTTGGTCGAAGCATCTACTGATTCTGCTTTGGAAAACTTTGAAAATCAAGTAGCTGAAAACTTTGATGCTGCTGTTGAAAATCAAGTTGATAGTATTCTTGAAGAACTTGCTAATAGCGACGATGAAGAAGAAATTGAACAATCAGCCCTAGGAGGAAACACTATGCACTACAACGCGTTCCAAAACGTGTCAAACAACACTGACGAACTCCGTCACTCACTTGAAGATGCTCTTTCTACTGCTAAAGATTCAGGCCGCAAACTAAGTCAAGTGTTGACTGAATTTGAGCACGGTGACACTTTGAAACACTCAATGAACAACCTTGATTTGTTGTTCCCAGATCATGCCCTACAAGGTGGCATTCAAGTACTTTACTCACCTAACACTGCTACAGAACATATTCTTAGCCGCGTTACAAAAGTACCAACTGCTTTCGTTAAGTCTCTTATGACTGACCTTACAAACCTTACTGACGAACAACTTCGTGCTAAAGGTTACATCAAGGGTAAAGAAAAGAAAGAACAAATCATTGGATTCCTTTCTCGTAAAACTGACCCTCAAACAATCTATAAAAAACAATCAATTGACCGTGATGACCTTATTGACATCAGCCAACAATTGGACGTAGCTGCTTTCTTCCGTCAAGAAATGCGTATCAAACTCAACGATGAAATTGCGCAAGCAATCATGGTTTCTGACGGACGTGAAACTGGTTCAGAAGACAAAATCAAAGAAGATAAGATTCGTCCTATCTCTAAAGATGATGACTTCTATACAATCAAAGCTAAATACAATCCAAACGCTATGTTGGATGTATTCGAAATCGTTGCTGAGCAAAAGACTAAGATGCTTGGTTCTGGAACTCCTACTTTGTATGTCAACCCATTGTTCCTTACTAAACTTCGCTTCTTGCGCAATAAGAACGGTAACTGGGTATTTGGTGGACAACAACCTGCTACCAAAGAATACCTCGCATCATTGATGGGTGTTGCTGATATTGTTGAAAGTAACTTCATCAAAGAACAAGAAATGATCATGGTTAACCTTGCTGACTACCAAATCGGTACAAACAAAGGGGGCGAAGTTAACACATTCGAAGACTTCGATATTGACTTCAACAAACACAAATACCTTATCGAAACTCGCTTGTCTGGTGCTCTTGTTCGTGCTAAAGCTGCGGTATACTTTACTCCAGATGCATCTGTTGCTCCTCGTGCTCACCAAGCTGATGTTCAATCTCAAGCTGCCGGAGCTCAAGCTGCTCGTGCAGGAGTTCCTGGAGGATAAGAATGAAGTATTCGGGTAATGCAGGTTTTCGATTGGAGGATGTCGAAGTAGAACCTGGTGTCTATGAACCAAAGATTGTTGTCAAACCTATCAAAGGTGACTTGATTAACGACACTACGTTTCGTAATCAAAATAACAGCAAATCTACAATAGACAATGTTCAAATCACCAATCGTCTTTCAATCGTTGCCCATCCATTCTTAATGAAGCACATCACAAATTTGTTATATGTTACTTTTATGGGACAGAAGTGGAAGGTTGAGCGTTATGCTATTAAATCTCCACGAATTATTTTGGATTTAGGAGGATTATATAATGAGCAAGCGAATGCATATCCAGGACTTGCTGGAGAAAGCAGTAACTAAACTTGGGGAATCTTATAAAATCATCTATAATCCAAACTCAAGTAGCAAATTAACATATCCATGTATCTTATATAGACGACATGGTATTCATAAGCGACATGCGGACAATACAAAATATTATTCGCATGAAACTTATCAATTGACAATTATTGACAAACGTGTGGATTCTCCGATAATCGATGTGTTATTGGACAATCCCCATTGTCGATATCAACACGAGTTCATTGTTGACAACATGAACCATACAATCTTAGAAATTACAACTGGAGGTAAGGCCTAATGGCAAAACTCGTATTCGATGAAATTGGAAAACGTTTCTATGAAACCGGTGTCTCTGAAGCGGTTCTTTATCCACAAGATGAAACTGGTAACTACCCTAAAGGTGTAGCTTGGAACGGTATCACTGCTGCTAACGAAAACCCTACAGGTGCTGAAGCTAGTGAACACTACGCTGACAACATGCTATTCTTCTCAATCACAGGACCTGAAAAATTTGAAGGTACTATTGAAGCATTCAGTTCACCAAAAGAATTTGATGCTTGTGACGGTATGGCAGAACCTGTTAAAGGTCTTCGTGCACACGGTCAAGCTCGTCAACCATTCGGATTTGCATTCAAATCTATTCTTGGTAATGACGTAAAAGGAGAAAACTTTGGATACAAGATCCACTTGTGGTACGGATGTAAAGCTGCTCCATCTGAACGCTCATACAGCACTGTTAATGAGTCACCAGAACCACAAAACCCATCATGGAGTGTTAAATCAACTCCTGCTAAATTCACAGGACACAAGCCGGTTTCAACTTTGACAATCGTGTCAACAGATGTTGAACCAGAAAAACTTAAGAAGTTGGAAGACGCTTTGTACGGTACTGAAACCGAACAAGCTTACTTGCCACTTCCAGACAAAGTTAAAGAATTGTTGTCTTAATTAACAAAGGAGGTATTCATACATGCTAAAACAGAAAGTTCAATACGAAGACTTTGATGGTGCAACTCAAGTCGAAACTCTGTATTTCAACCTAAACCGTATGGAATTGATCGATCTTCAAGCTCGCTATGGTAAAGAAGACATGGCTAAACACATCGAAAAACTTGTTGAAGACAAGGACATCGAAAAAGTATATGCCATTCTTAATGACATTGTCATTAGTGCTTATGGTGTTCGTTCTGAAGACGGTAAACGTTTTATCAAAAACGATCAGATTCGGGAAGAATTCCAACAATCTCTTGCATACGATGCTTTGATTGAAGACTTCCATGATGAAACTCGCAAAGTTCTTGAAACATTCATTACAGGAATTACTGCGCATATTCGTGGAATCAACAAAGCTGAAAATGCTGTGAGCGCTGTTCAGTAAAAGAAGCTGTAAGGGATGTGCATATTGCATATCCCTTTTATTTTTAAATTTTTTGAGGTGTGAAAATGGCGCAAGAATTTCTAACTTTGCGACTTGATGATACTGAATATTGGGACGACGAGAAAGAAGAATTTATTTCTTCTCCTGGTAAAGAGTTGACTTTTAGATATACTCTTAAGAATTTGGATAAGTGGGAAAGTAAACATGAGAAAAGATTCATAGATAATGATAAAGATATTTCTCCAGAAGAAATGCTGGACTTTATTAAAATTATTTGTGATGAAGAATTTGATGTCGACTCGCTTTCTCAAGAGAATATGGAAGAAATCATAAAGTATCTAAAACATACACCGTCAGCTACAATATTGCCAGAGTCTAAAAATTCTGGAGGAGGATATCATCGTAAGAAAATTTACACATCTGAAATAATTTATGGATACATGGCCTTAAACCATATTCCTTTTGAATGGGAAGACCGAAATCTAAATAAATTAATCATGCTTCTAAACTGTGTTGGGTCTTTACAAGAACCTCCTAAGAAAATGTCTCAAGCTGAAGTTATGGAAGAACACCGCAAGACCGTTCTTGCTAATCGAAGAAAACAAGAAGCTGCCGCAAGGAGTAGAATGCATGGAAAATAATTATATTGCAGTCTCCTTTTCTGATACTATTGAACATTTCGGCGTAAAAGGTATGAAATGGGGTGTAAGAACCCGATATACATTAGATAGAATCAGAAACAGAAGATATTATAAGAAACGTTTAAAAGAAGCTAAACGTCGATATAAGAAAAATCGTCCGGGTAGGTTTTCTAGATCTCTAAAAAATTCTGGAATTGTTTCTCTTGGTTTAGGTGTACTTACTAGGAATAAAGATTTTCTTAATTATGGAATGTCTGGTGTTTTAGGAGCAAAGACTTACGATATTGCTACTGGAGCAGATTCTGCTAGAAGAGTTTATCGAAATGAAAAACGAAGTTTGAAGAATTCTTATAAAGAAACAAAACGACTCCTTAAAAATAATAGGGATAACGATTTGTTAACTAATAAAGTTCTCAAAGTCGCATCTAGTTCCAAACTAAGTGATGCTGATAAAGAAAAACAACTTAGAAAAATCGCAGAAAGGATTGGTAACTAATGGCTATATCAGTTTCTGGAGATTTCGGACATTTGGAAAAATTTTTAACAAGACCTAGAACAACCAATATGGATATTTTGGGCAAAGCTATTGTTAAAGCATTGAAAGATGCTACTCCAAAAGATTCTGGAGAAACCGCAGAATCATGGGGTTATAGATTGATACCTACTTCTCGAGGTGTTGATTTAGAGATATACAATAGTCATTTAAATAATGGAGTTAATGTGGCAATGCTAATTCACTATGGTCACGGTACCGGAACAGGAGGGTATGTTCCACCAAGGCCATATATTGATAAAGCGATTAATTCCGTTTATAAGAAAACTATAGAGAAGATACTTGAAGATTATTTCAAATAGGTGATTCATATGAAATATAATGACACGATCCAACACTTCGGAATAAAAGGCATGAAGTGGGGTCATAGAAATCGTCGAGAACATCTTATGAATAAATACCTATCCAAAGGGTACGATATGAATAGTGCTGCCGCTAAAACTGAAAAGCGATTAAAAATCGAAAAAGCTGCTAAAACTGCAGCTATCGTAGGAGGTGCAGCGCTTGGTACATATCTAGGATATAAAGGATACAAGGGTGTTTCTCGTTATCTTGATCAAAAGAGATTGCAAAAAGCCGCAGAACAGCTTAATAAAATCCGTAAAACTAACGAACAGATAAAATCTGGTAAAAACTCAAAAATCAAAGGTTTTGGCGGAAAAATTAAGGATGTTGTAAAAGAAGCTCATCGTAAAGATACCGAGCGTTTTACAAAACAAATGGACGAAGCAATTTTAAAGAAAGCCGCTAAACAGGCTTCTAAATCAAACGCAGATTCTTATGCGGATAATATTCTGAAAATTGCTCAACAAAAACCTGGAATTCTTGGACGAAGAAAACCAGAGTCTATAGCAGATACGAAACGTAAGATTTCAACAATTGCTGATAATTTCGCAAAAGCTAAACATCAAATGAATTCGACAGGTAAAACTATTGATTCGATTGACACTCAAGCTTTAGAAACTGTTAAAAAATTGATGCAGAAAAGGTAGGTAACCTATGGCAGGATATGTAGACGAAAAAGTAGCCAAAGTCACCTTAGATAATAAAGGCTTTTCTAAGAATGCTGATGAAGCTATCGCCGCGATCAACAGATTGAAAGAAGCTTTTGCTAAAGTCAACGGTAAAGATGCTACTAGAAACATAGCCTCAGACATGTCGACTATGAATGACACAATTTCAAAATCGACGCAAAAATCTGAGGGACTACTATCTCGCCTTAAAGGAATTTTCTCACGAAGCACTCAAGACATCGATATGTCTGGAGGAGGACGGTCTATTGATAGAATGAATACTGATATTGCTAGTAAGACTGCTAACACATCTTCGATTCTATCCCGTCTCAAGGGTATTTTCCAAAAGGCAGATAATCACGAAGGATTTCCCAATTCAATTAAATCTATTGATGGGTTGAATTCTAAAATCGGAGGCTTCGATGCAAGTCCTCTAGCTAATGCATTTTCTAAAGCAGCTTCCTCAGTACAAAACTCATTATCTGTTATGGATATTGCGGTTGGTAATGTTTTGGGCAACATGCTTCAGAAAGCAATGTCATTCACAGGACAATTCTTTAGAGGTTATGGCGATGGTTTGGCCGAGTATAAAAACAAACTTGGGTCAATCCAAACAATCATGACTAATACTGAATGGGAAATTCCAGACTCTTCTACTCGTATGCGTCGAGTATCTGGAGCCTTGGAACAACTTAATGACTATGCGGATAAGACTATTTACTCATTTGCAGATATGACCAAAAACATTGGTACATTTACTGCCGCAGGGGTTAGTCTTGATAAATCTGCAACGGCTATTAAAGGTATTTCCAACTTGGCTGCGGCTTCTGGATCAAGTACAGAGCAAGCTTCTACGGCAATGTATCAGTTGTCTCAAGCACTTGCTGCTGGTCGTGTAGGTCTTCAGGACTGGAACTCAGTAGTAAACGCTGGTATGGGTGGTAAACTATTCCAAGATAGACTTACTCAAATGGCTGAGAAGATGGGCCATGCTCGTGATATGAGTAAATCATTCCGTGACTCATTGAAAGATGGTTGGTTAACATCCGAAGTCTTGCTCGAAACTTTGCGTGAGTTCTCCGAAGATGAGTCGATGCTTGATGCTGCAACCAAAGTTAAATCCTTCGGTCAGTTAGTTGACACTGTTCAAGAAGCTATCGGTTCTGGATGGGCAACAACTTGGGAGTATTTCCTAGGCGGATTTGAAGAAGCCAAAGAAATGTGGACAAGTATCGGTGATATTGTCAACCCATTTATTAGTGACGACCAAGGTAAATACTGGGATGAAGTTCTTGGCATGGAACGTAGTCTTGGTAACTATCGAAACGCCATGCTTAAAACATGGAAGGATATGGGCGGTCAAGAAGCATTTTTCAACTCTATTAAAAACAGTTTTGAAATTGTATTCAAGGCTATGACTAAATTCCGTGAAGGTTTTAGATCTGTAATTGGCGATTATAAACAATCTGCTAAAACTTTCTATACTTTCACTAAAGCTTTAGAGTCTATAACCGAGGGTATTAAAAAGAATGAACTATTTTTCAACACTTTAAATAGTATTGGTAAAATGGTAGGTCAAACATTTGTTACTCTTGGATGGGCTTTAAAGACTGTATTTTCTGGTATGAAAGCCGTCGGCGACGCTTCTGGAAGTATATTATTACCTATAAGAACTGCTGCAGATTCTATAGCTAGATTCATGGAGTCTTTGCGATCAAGCACAAATGCTCATGTTGTATTTTATCATCTTGGTAAAACTCTAGCCAATGTATTTAATATAATTGTGACTCTTGGTCGTATCGCTATATTTATTATAAAAGATATCCTTCGAGGATTTTCTAAGTTTGGTGACAGTAAGGGTCTTGTTACATTTGCAACAACTCTATCAGATGTTACCGGAAAAGTGTTGACGTTTGTTAGAGCTATTGAAAAGTTCGTCCTATCATCAAATAAATTTGAGCAAATAGGAAATGTGCTTGGAAAAGTTTCTAGCAATATAGGTTCTGCTTTTAGTTCGGTGTTCTCTAAATTAAAAACCTTAGCTAATCCATTTGGAAATGCCGAAGCTATATTCTCCGGAGCAGCTAATGTCTTTGCAAAAGCCGGTGAAAAACTATCTTCGGTATTATCAAAAATAGGTGAATTAACTTCTCAAGCTTGGACTGCTATCGTCGATAGTTTCAAATCTGGCTATGAAGGTCTTAAAGATGCTTATACATCATTTAACATCGGAAGTATAATCAAAGCTATTATTGGGTTATTTGCTTTTGATAAATGGCTTAAGTTTAAGAACTCTAAAGGCAGTGTCATAGACATGATCATTGAGAAATTCAAAGACATGTTCTCTGGCGCTAAAGAGTCTGGAACAAACATCATTGACGAAGTTAAAGGCGTATTTACTTCTCTTCAAGGAACTATTAACTCATTTACTCAGAGTATTAAAATTACATCATTATTGATGATTGCGATTGCTTTGGGTATTTTAGCATTATCTATCGATAGACTTTCAAAAATCGAAATGAAAGATTTATCTAAAGGAATGCTCGGTTTGGGTTCTGCGCTCGGAATTCTGTTAAAACTTATTAAAGTAATGGGTGCTACAGAAATTCCTAAAGGATCTGCAATGCAGTTAATTGGTATTGCATTTGCTATCCGTATTTTAGCCAGTGCTATGGTTAAGATGGCAGAGATTCCTACCGATAAACTTATGGAAGCTATTGGCGGAACTTACGCTGCTATTTATGGACTAGTTAGAGCACTTAAGTATATCGACAAACTAGAAGGCTCCGAAGCAAAAATAATGCAATTAATTGGTATCGCATTTGCTGTTCGTATTTTAGTTTGGTCTATTAAGGCTATTGCAAAACTAGAACCTGAGAAGTTGTTATACGCATTACCTGCCGTGGGAACTTTGATCTTCAGTTTAGCTAAAGTTACTAAGTATTTGGATAAAGTACATATTACTAAGAGTGCGATTGCTAATCTTATAACATTTGCAATCTCCATTCGAATACTTGTTTGGTCTGTTAAAGCTCTTGCGAAGATAGAATGGCCTCAATTATTGGCTGCCGTCGGCTCAGTAATTACTCTTATGGCTGCTATGGCTATAGCATCTAGGGTAATGAGTAAAGTTCACGTAGCTAAGAGCGCATTAGCCAATCTAATAGTCTTCTCTATCGCAATACGAATCCTTACTTCGTCAGTAATCAAAATCGCTGCATTAAGCTGGGATAGTATTCTAGCTGCTACCTCTTCTGTGGTAACGCTCCTAGAATCTTTAGCGATTGCAAGTCGAATTATGACCAAAGTTAAGATTGATAGGAGTGCTATGGCTGGAATGATTGCATTTGGTATATCTATTTGGCTATTATCTCAATCAGTTATTGACTTAGGTACTATGGAATGGGATATGCTTTTGCTTGGTATGGCTGGAGTAGAAGCTTTACTTCTTTCTTTAGTTGGTGTATCTCACCTTATGAAGAACGCTAAAGTAAATATGGCGTCTGCTATGGTCCTAGTTGCATTTGGTTTAGCTATTTATGCAATAACTAAAGCTATAGAACCTCTAACTCAACTTTCAATAGAACAACTTGTTAAGAGTATTGCTTCCGTTGAAGTAATGCTATTTTCTTTAGTTGGTGTTGCTGCACTAATGAAGAAAGTCAAATTCAATGCCGGCGCTGCGTTGTCTATGATTATTTTAACCGCTATGATGACATCGGTTGCCGATAACTTGGCAAAACTAGCCGACAAACCTTGGGGTAGTCTATTAGCAGCATCTGCAGGTATATCTGCTGTATTCTTAGCTATGGCATACACGGCTAAGATAATTAATGGATCTGTTAAAAACTTCGCTGAAGTTGGACAACTTCGAGTATTGTTTGATTCATTTGCATCGGTATTGATTGCTATTGGAACATCTATGGACCAAATCGGTAAACTGGATTGGAAACAAATGTTAGTAGGTCTAGGCGGTATCGTCCTTGTATTGGGAGCCTTGACTGCAATGACCGCACTTATTGACCATATCCAGCCGGATGTAACAACTCTAGGTGGTATCGCTGCGTTTGCTCCAGTACTTTATGCTGTAGGTTCTGCACTATCTAGCGTTGCCGCCCAACCATGGACAGGTATCCTTGCCGCTACAGGAGCTATTATATTAACTCTAGGAGCAATGGTTGCTGCTATGGCTATCGTTGATAAAGTCGGTTCTACAAGTGGTGTATTACAATTAATGGGTATGGCTGTGGCATTAAATATGTTGGCAATCCCTATTATATTGTTATCGACACTTAACTTGGTAGCTGTTGGTGTAGCGTTATTAGCATTAGCTGGTAACTTGGCTATATTACTTGCTGCCGGAGCCCTTGCCCAAGTTGTGGCTCCCGGTCTGATGATATTGTCACAAACGTTGATAACCTTTGGTATATCTTCTATATTGGCAGCATCTTCTGTACTTATTGCTGGTCTTGGTTTCTTGGCTTTTGTTACAGCAATTAAAGAATTAGCAGCAATAGCTCCAGAAGCATTTAAGACTGTTGCTGAGGGAATGGTATCATTTTCTAAGGCAATTGCTGAAAGTGCTCCTATATTAATTCAGGCATGGGTTTCTGTTGTTAAAGAATCTATTAATGGATTGGTTGTTTTAATACCATTTATTGTAGACGCAGCATTTAAACTCGTTATTGGGTTAGTAAACGGTATCAAAGAAAATGCTCCTGAGTTGGTTAAAGCTTCTGTAGAGATGCTTGTCGAGCTCGCTAAAGGACTTATTGAGAATATCGATATTCTCGTTCAAACCGCTATTGAGCTAGCTGTCAAATTCATAGAGAGTTTGGCTAATGCTCTTATTGGTGTACGAGATAGATTGATTCCTGCTTTGCAGAATTTATTTATGGTTATCAGTGACGTCCTATTATCTGTATTGGGTGGATTATTGGCTCCTTTACTAGAGAAGATTGTTGAAATCTTAACTCCTGTAGGAACAATGATCACTGAATTCCTATCCAATTTGGCCAGCGCTATCGAGCCTATATTTACTCCACTTATGGAAGGTCTTAAGGTTCTATTTGAAAGTATTGCAACGATTATAACAGTTGTGGCAGAAGCTATTATTGCCACTGTAAATGCTATCAAAGATATTATTCGTTCTATTGCGGACGTTATTATTTCAACGCATGCTACTATTCAGACAATCGTTAATGCCATCGTCGAAGTATTTAGAATTATGGCAGATGCTATTGATACTGTTATTACTGGAGTAATTAATATTATCGATGGCGTGGCAAATGTCATTAAGACTGCTGGCGAAGCTATTAGCGGCGTCTTAACAAGTGTCGGAGAAGTATTCAAGTCATTTGGTGAAGGTGTTAAAACTGCTCTTGAAGGTGTTGGTAAAGTTGTTGAGTCATTTGGCACTGGTATTAAGACTGCTCTTGAAGGTGTTGGTAAGATTTTTGAATCTATTGGTACTGGTATTAAGACAGCTCTAGATGGCGTTGCCGATGTAATCAAAGCTGTTGGTGATGCCGCTAAATCATTTGGTGAAGGCTTTAAAGCTTTCGGTGAAGGTGTTAAACTTGTCGGAGAACATGGTGCAAATGCCGCTACTGGTTTAGCCTCACTTACTGTTGAGGTAGCAAAACTCGGTGTGTCTGCATATGCTGGTAATCTACAAGGATTTACAACCGATATAGAAAATCTAGCTAAAGCTTGTACTGATTTAGGAGCGAATGCGAATAATATCATGTCAATGTCTGTGGCATTGACCATTATTTCATCAACCCTAACCACTATTTCTGGAGTGGGCTCTATTGCTGCTACGGCATTCCAGAGTCTATCAACAGAATTCACGAATATTTCGACATCTGCTGAGTCTGCTTCTACGGCATTCTTGAATTTGTCGGGACCTGTTAATACTTTGATTGGAATGATGAGTGCTATCTTGTCTTCTTTCGGAACCGCTATAGGTCAATTCCAAACTATGGTCGGCGCTATGGAAGCAGTTAACCTTGGATTCATCAACATTCAAAATAGCATCACTTTCCTAATGGAAAACTTCAACCTAATAAACACTAGTGTTGAAACATTTAAGACATCTCTCTTAAATGCACAAACACAAATGGGTGAGTTCTTCTCCTCTATATCAAACTCAACTGAATCTTTTGCAATCTTAACAGCTGCGACTGAAACAGGTATGCAGGGTATGGTTATGGCTGTACAAAATGGTATGGCTAATGTCCAAACCACTATGGATAGCTCTATTGGAGCTCTCGCCTCTGCTGTGGGTGCTGGATTTGGTCTTGTATCTTCTGCAGTATCTAGTTCAATGGAAACTGTTATTGGTGCTGTTCAAACAAGTATGACCGGAGTTGTTAATTCCATTTCAACGTCAATGTCATCAGTTGCGGATCAAGCTAAAGCATCATTTAGCACAATCTCCACATCTATTTCTGGAAGTATCTCCCAAATCTCAAGAGATATGTCTCAAGGAATGAGTGGAGTATCACAAACAATCAGTTCTCGAGTAACTGAAATCAACTCACAATTCACTAAAATGAGTTCGACAGTATCTCAAATTATCTCATCCATGATGACTGTAATGTCCTCATCTATCCAAAATGGTATGGGTGTGGCGGCAAATAACGTATATTCTGGTATGAGTCAAATTATTAGTACTGTTGGGTCATATACTGGTTCTGCTAGATCTTCAGGTTATAATGTAGGTTACTATATTTCATCTGGTATAGCTGCTGGTATGTATGCAAACATGTGGGAAATTGAGTCTGCGGCTAATAGAATTATCTATAAAGCACGTGAAGCTGCTCGTGCTGCTGCGGATATTCATTCACCATCACGACTATTTGCCAAAGATGTAGGTAAGTTTATCCCTCAAGGGGTTGCTATGGGTATTGCAAATGAAATGCCATCTACAATTAAGCAAATGACCAAAACATTCAAATCTGGATTTTCTAAGGCTGCTGACGGAGCGGTTTCACAAGGACAAATCTTTGCCGAAGCTGTTTCTTCTGCTGTGAATTCTGTTGGGGATATGCTTGACGTTGCAATCGACGACATGTCATATTCTCCTAAGATTACACCAATCGTTGACACCAGCAAATTAGATAAATTCAAATTGAAAGATTATGATGTAAATATTGGAGGTCTTAACAAGTCTCTTCCAACACCATCATATTCTGGAGTTCCTAATGGCACTCAACAAACAACAATTAACAATGATAATTCTAATAAAGAATTTAATGTTAATGTTAAGGTTGATACCAAAGGCAACCCTGTTGATGCGAAATCTCTTGCGAAAGAGATCCAACAACATATTAAAGATTTTGATGATCAAAATCGAAGAAGTAAAGGTGAGGAGGTATTCTGGTAATTGAAAGCAGGATATTTTACAGTCAACGGAATTAGTTCCGAACGACTAAATTTATTGATCGAAGAAAGACCAGATATCCAAACTCCTAAGCGAAGATTGTCGTTTGTATCGCCAGTTTCCTACGACGGGGAACTGGTATACGACGATGATGGATACGAGCCAACTGAATTTGAACTTAAGTGTTTTTATGACGGTAGTTCTCACGGAGATAACTTTGAAAAGTTGTCAGAGGCAAGAACTGCTATACACACTTTCTTTAATCACGGTAGTGGAGAATGGTTGTCTCTGGTTCCATATTTCGATGAAAAACATGTTTACAATGTTATAATGACAGAAATAAAATTCTCTAATAAATCATATTACGAAGGATGTATGGAAGTTATTATTAAACTAAAATGTCAGCCATATAAATATTTGGTTGACAACAATGAAATTGAGGTTGGTAATAATGGTCGTCTTGTTAATGAAACTCATTATACGGCCAAGCCAACTGTTCGATTTTCTGGAGTAAAAGGCGGTATCGCAATTCGTTTGAATGACATTAATCTCGGTTTTAGAGATTTAAATAATGAAACTGTATTTATCGATAGTGAAACATTCTCAACGTTTTCTAAAGATATTAATGGTTACCGTAATTTAAACGATAGAACCCTTGGTAAAGAATTCTTTACGATGGTTCCTGGTAATAATTATATTCAATGGCAACGTCCAGCAGCTGATACAACCTCTACAATTCCAGAAAAAATGTATATCAAACCTAATTGGAGGACTCTTGTATGAGCATTACTCTTTTCGAACAACACGAACAAGAATTTACCTCCAATGGGTTGGGTATTCTTGACGATGTTTTAAAATGTGTCGTGACCGAAGTTCGTAATGGTAAATTTGAACTTGAAATGGAGTATCCAATTCAGGGGGAATATTCTACCGAACTAAAGGAAAACCGATATATTTATGTTGCACCTAACGATTATGATGCTCCGCACCCATTTCGAATTTATGAAGTGGCTAGTGATTTAGCGGCGGGACATCTCACAATCAAAGCCGTTACTAAAGTTGACGAACTTTCTGGTAATCTTGTTAAACCATTTGCCCTTAGTTCTGGAGATCCTAGAGATCATTGGAGAAATATCCAATCATATGCTATGGATCCAATCAAGTATCAACTCGGATCAAATATTTTAACTAGAGCGCCTATCGAAAACGACAAAATCACAAATCTCTTGGCTTTTCTTAACGGATCAGAGAAATCGATTGTTTCGGAAATCGGTGGTGAGATTAAGTATGGTAAAAACCGTATTGATCTCTTTACACTACGGGGTCGTGAACATGTCACAACCATTCGTCCTCGTAAGAATCTAAAGAACATCAAAATCAAGACAAACATGCATGGGAAATACACTCGTATTTTACCTTATGCTAAGTATACTCCTGAAGGTGAAAATAAGAAGGAAGTAACCGTCTATGGTGATGTCGTTCGATCAGATCATTACGACGATTATTATGTTAAACGCATTATCGCTGTTGATTTAACTTCTAAATTCAATGATGAAAAAGCTTCACAAAAACAAGCTCGTAAAGAGAAATTAGAGGCTGAGAAAAATAGTAATCGATCTGCTGATAGAGCTGAACGTCAACGTAAAGAACAAGAGCGACAAGCTGCTGAGGATGCTAGAGAACGTGAACGTCTTCGTAATCATGAAGAACAAAAAAGTAAACGTGCTGCATCTCGAGCGGCATCTATAGCAAAACGTGGACAATCTTCTGGAGGCGGACGAAAATCTAAAGCTCAAAGAGCGGCCGAACAACAAGCTCGTTATGCCGCTTCGGATGCGGCATATGCTAAACGAGAATCAGAAGCGGAAGCTAAATGGAATGCGCAACAACAAAAGCGTAATAATGCCAAGAGGCAACGTGCTATTGAGAAAGCTGCTCGTGAAGAAGAAAAAGCTAGACGTGCTCAACGACAAGCTCAAATTAAAGAAGAGACAAAATTTGTTATTACTAAAGCTATGGTCGATGCTGAAGCGGCGACATATTTCGATGACAATCCTAAAGTCGATATTCCGAATATTACTATCGAAGTCGATATGTTACCTTTAGCAGACACAACTGTTTACGAACGAGGCATTCTTAACGCTCTCAATAGAGTTATGCTTTGTGATACAATCGATATTTACGTTCCTAAATTAGATGTTGATGTAACACTTAAAATTGTTGAGATTGAATATGACTGTTTGGCTAAACGTATTCTTAAGATTGTCGCTACAAGTGAAGATACTTTACCTTCTACTCTTGCTGATAGTCAACGAGGAGAATATAAGGATGCTGCTAAACGGGCTGCTGATGAAGCTCTTGGCGAATATGACGCTGCTATCAATAGCGTATTGACTAGTGCCAACGGTAATAACCGTAATTTCTATGGTCCTGACGAGCCTCCCGCCGAAGGTTTGAAAGAAAATGATCTTTGGTTTAAAGATGTGGGCGAAGGTAAGGTCGATATGTACCGTTATGACGGTATGCAGTGGATTCTTATTTTGCCTAGTGACTTTGGCGAGGTACTGCAGGAGCAAATCGACGAACAATTCGCAATTGTCAGAGACGAGCTCGATCAGTATTCGTTAGATATGGATCTTATCTTCGGAGAGCTTGCTGACATTACTGACGATGCTTTCAACTTCTTGGCTGAGAGCAAAGAGTCAATCGAGTCTGAGTTAGCAACTGCCAAATCAAAATTAGAGCATGTTGAGAATGAATTCAATTCAACCAGACAGTATTTGAATAATCGCATTGTTCAAATTGCTCAAGAGTCATTAAATAGCAGTCACGCTCTTATCACTAAGGTCGAAAAAGATATTAAGGATATGGAGCGAGGCGTTCAAAAGTCATTCTCACAACTTCGTATTGGTAGCACTAATATCCTTAAGGGTGTAATGGAGATGACCGACGAATATTGGATAGGCGGTAGACTTTCTACAGATATATTTAGTCACTACAATCGTAAAATTCCAGCTAGGCATTTGTATAATGCGGAATTTACGGAGTATAAAAGTGGTTTAATTGATCTAAAACCGAATACTACTTATACTTTCTCATTCTATGCTAGGTTAGGTAATCCTGGATATTCCGTAATAAATATTATTCAAATTTATTACGGAGCCGAGACGCTTCCTATTTATAGTGATGGGTACAATAATGGTTGGCGCACCGAAACTAAGGATTGGAACCGATATTATGTCACCTTTACAACTGGTACTACCAATCTTGATTTTATTGCTAAGATACAGGTTGGTGGAACTTCTGGGGTATTAATATCCGGGGTTCAACTTGAAGAAAGCAGTGTGCTATCCGATTGGCATCCAAACTCTAATGATATAGAACAATCTATTGCTGTCTATAAAGAGGGTATTGACGGACAGTTGAGTGTTCTCAAGAGAACTTTGGGTACTTTGGAGAATGGACTTACAACCGTAACGAATAAGGTCGAGAATATCCCTGGTAAAATCACTTTGGAAGTAAATACTGCTAAGGAAGAATTGAAAAAATTCACTATTAGTCAGATAAAGATTTCCGAGGATAGGATTTCTAGTAGTGTCACAAGTAATGTCAACGGTATCATATCTAGTAGTGTCAATCAATCTTCTGGTATGATCCGTCAGGCAATCACTAGTGCGAATGACGCGACTAAGAGTTATGCTCAGAATATTGTCCAACAAGAGGCTAATG